GGGGATGCCGCCCGTGACGGTGCCGGTGAAGTTCGCGACGACGCGGATGTACCGCTTGGAGCCGACGTAGGCGACCGCGGTCACCACGTCGTCCTCGGCGGCGTCGTCGTAGAGCGCGAACTGGCCGCCCGAGCCGCCGTTGCCGCCGACGATGTCAGCGGCGGCGACGTCGGTGTAGGTGGAGTCGTCGTCGGACTCCTCCAGCTCGAGGGCGAGGAAGTTGGAGCCGTTGATGGTGAACGCGGCGGCGCCCACGCGGGTGACGACCAGGGCTTCCTCGTAGCCCTTGAGGTCGACGCCCGCGCCGTTCGTGTCGGCCGCGAGAGCGGCGTTGGCGTCCAGGCTGCGGGCGGTCGAGGTGGTCAGCTTCAGAGAGGAACGAGATGCCATGTCCGTGGTTCTCCTTACGCGGCCATCTTGAGGAGCTTGATCGCCTCGGGGAGGACGACCTGGCCGCCGACGCGCTTGCGGGCGTGCAGCACGACCTGCCCGGTGGCGGCGGCGGTGAACGGGTCGCGGAGCGTGGCGATCTCGAGCCGGTCGACGATCCAGTAGGCCTTCTGGAAGTCGCCGATCGCGACCGAGAGCGCGTTGCTCGCGACGGCGGGCATGTCCTTGGCGATCGTGTAGGGGTGGTCGAGGATCGTGGCGGGGATGCCCTCGCGCACGCCGGCGCCGCCGGCGACGCCGGGCTGCCAGACGTAGTTGTTCTGGCTGTCCTTGAGCAGGCGGATGTCGCGCAGTGTGAGCCGCGCGAGTAGCCAGGACGCGTTGGCCCAGTACTGCTCCTTGAGTGCGAACAGGACCTTGATCAGGCCGTCCGCGCCGACGGCGTTGGTGAACGAGGTCGCGCCGTTGTTGACGGACTCGATGTCGGTCTGGGTGGTGAGGCCCTCGGGCTTGCCGTTTGAGTCGCCGACGCAGAAGGCGGCGCCCTCGGCGACGCCGAACTGCTCGGCCATCGCCTCGCGGATGTCGGCCTCGAGGTCGACGACTGGGTCTTCGAGGTCCCAGTTGGAGACGACGACGCGCGCGTAGAGCTCGTGCGTCGGGATCTCCTCTAGCCCGTAGGTGAGGCCGGTGGTCTCGGTGCGGGTGCCGGTCTCCGCCGTCCACTGCGCGGCGAAGTTGCCGGTGCGCTTCGGCGCCTGCGCGCTGGTGCGGCTGGTCTTGCGGATCTTGGCGACGTTGCGGATCGGCGAGTACTGCACGACGCCCTTGATGACCTCGGCGATGTACTCGGCGGGGGCGAGGACGCCGCCGAGGCTCTCGTCGCGGATCGCCATCGCCTTGATCTCGTCCGGGGCGTCGTCGGCGAAGCGGCCCTTGCGGACGAAGTCCACGAAGTGCTTGATCGCCTCCGGCTGCTCACCGGCGCGCGCCTGGGGGGCGAGGGCGGCCTTCTGCATCTTCGCCTCGAGCTCGTCGAGGCGGTCCTGGACGCGGTCGACGGCCTGCTTGGTCTCCGCGGCGCCTTCGCCCGCGGTCTTCGCCTCCGTCGAGAGCTGCTCGATCCGAGGCTTCAGCTCGGTCTCCCAGGTCGAACGGAGGTCGTCGGCGAGCTGCTTGAGCTCGTCGGCCATGATGGACCTTCCTTGGTCGGGTTGAGTTAGACGGCGAGCGTGCGCATGCCGTCGTGGAGTGACCGCAGAGTGGAGATCGTCTCCGGCTCTGGGTCGGTGGGCGGCTCCTGGCGGGTCTGAGTGCCGTCCGGCGGCTCAGTCCCGTCCAGGAGTGCCTGAAGGGTCTTGATCGAGAGCTCGATGTGCGCGCTCATCGCCTCGTCGAGCGCGCCGGGGCCGCATGTGCACGTCCCGGCGGCGCACGTGCAGGCGGAGGCGAGCTCGGCGATCTCGCTGGCGAGCAGCTTGGCCAGCGAGGCGAGGATGGTCTGCATGCGGGCGGCGTCGGCGGTGTCGCCCTCGCGGGTCTCCTCGACCATGAAGTCGGCGCCGGCGCGGATCATGACCAGCAGGCAGGAGACGCCCTCGGTGGCCTCCCAGCCGTAGAGGTCCTTGACGCCGTCGACGCCGGCGAGCTCGTTCATCGGGAACACGACCGGGCTGAACTCGCCGAGCTTGAGCTCCTGGAGGTGCCGCACGGCGCCCTTGAACGACCGCTTGACGGTCTTGTAGCCGATGCTGAGGCCCTTGATCGCGCCGAGCTTCATCAGCGCGTGCACCTCGCGGGCGCGCTGGACCTCCATCGCGAGCTGCCCCTCCACGCGCAGTCCCTTGCCGTCCTCGACCATGCTGGTGCTGACGCCGATCGGCTGGTCGGTGTCGTGCGCCCAGAGGATCGGGACCTCCGGGTTGTCCTGCAGCGTCTTGGTGAACGCGCCCGCCTCGATGACGTCGTTGCCCTGGTCGACATTGCCGAACACCGCGGCGTAGCCGCTGAAGCGGCCCTCGTCGTCCGGCGGGCCGTCGAGCTTGAGCGCGAACGACTTGGTCTCGGGCAGCTTGGACTTGGTCCTCATTCGGGTGGGTTCCCTTCCGTGGGGTCCGGCGATCGGGTTCGGGGCGCCGCCGACCGGGGTGATTTGCTTGCTGGCTATGGACGCCACATGCGAGACATGCGCGACGGTCTTCAGCGCGCGGCCGTACAAGCTCCGTGCTGGCAAGGCCCGCTTCTGCTCGCGGCGGTGCTATCGCGCGTCCGTCAAGAGGCCCGAGAAGCGCTGCGCCCACTGCGGGGGGCTGATCCCCGAGACGGGCTGGCACCACGACGCGAAGTACTGCTCACAGAGGTGCTACCGCGCCGATCAGCCCAACCCTGCGTGGAAGGGCGGACGCATCGTTGACGTGCACGGCTATGTGCTGCTGTGGGCTCCTGACCACCCGATGGCCCGCGGAACCGGCTACGTCACCGAACACCGACTCGTAATGGCAGAACAACTGGGCCGCATGCTCGAGCCAACCGAGGTCGTCCATCACATCAACGGCGACAAGTGCGACAACCGGCCTGAGAACCTCGAGCTCTTCACTTCACAGAGCGCGCATGCGCAACATCACGACCTAGGAAGCCTGGGCGGGATCAGGCGCCGGGCCTGAGGTATCGACCGTCGGATTCGGGCTGCCCCCAACGGGGGTGATCTGAGGCACGCGGCCGGGCGCCTGCGTCCAGTCCTCAGGGACGGGCGGGAGCGGCCCGTACCCGTCGCCGGCGCGCAGCTCGTCGGCGAGCCGCTGGCCGGTCTGGATTTGGATGCGCTGCACCTCCGCCTTGGTCTTGGCGTCGAGTCGGAGCAGGACGTCCGGGTCGGCTGCGACGTCGAGAACCTCGGCATCCGCGGCCGGGTCGAACAGGTCGCGGTCGGCGGAGAGCGCCTGCGCGGTTGCCTCGAGCACGGGCCCGAGGCCGAAGGTGATGAAGAACCGCCACTCGGCCTCGGTGGGCTGCTTGCCGCCGCTGAAGAACGACAGCGGCACCTGATACATGCCGCATGCCTGCTCGATCGTCAGGCGGGTCGCCTCGGCGAACTGCGCGTCCTCCAGGCTGATCGGAATCGGCACCAGCTCGGCGCCGCCGCCGACGCCGATCACCTTCCCGGCCTTCGGGGCGCCCTTGTGCTGCGCCTCGACGGCCTTGATCCACCGCTTGCCGGTCTCCTCGTCCACGCCGGCCGGGAACTTCAGGCCGATGCCGGGGAAGATCCCGTTCGCGATGTGGCGTTCCTCGAACTGCGCGCGCTGCAGGCCGGCGCTGACGAGCAACCTGGCGGCGGTGATCGGCGCGAGCCCTTCGAGCCCGTCGCCGAGGCTGAAGCTGCGGATCTGGATGATCTCGCTGGTGCCGCGCGTGACCGGCTTCCCGTCACCGCCGGTGCTGTCGTGGAAGACGACGTCGCCGGTCTTCGCGCGCTCGGGCTTCACGCGCCCGGCGTTGAGCGGCATCAGCTCGAGCACGCGCGGGCGGCCCGGCTCGGCGCGCATCGGCTTCAGCTTGCGTACGTACGCGTTGCCGCGGCCGGCGAAGTTCGCGGCGAGGTCAGCCTTGAGCGCGAACGGCGTCATCGGCGGCGCGCCCGGGCGCGTGTTCAAGAGGCGCCACTGCCACGTGTCGCGCGCGCGCTGCAGGAGCTCGCCGTCCGCGCGGTGCACGTTCAGCGGCACGAGCGCCGCGGCGTGCGAGATCAGCCGGATCACCGCGAGCACCGCGGGCAGCCCGACCGCGCGCTCGAGCCCGACAGGCATCCCGTTGTCGATGCCGGTCTGAAGCTGGTCCCAGATCCACTCGGGCAGCACGTCCGCGCTCTTCTGCTCCTCCGCGCCTGCGCTGCGGCGCGGCCAGAGCCTCACGCCACCACCACCCACGGCTCGGCCGGGGTGCGCGTGGCGCTGCCCCAGTTCGCGAGCGTCACGGCGACGAGCGGGGACACGTCGACGGCCGAGGACTTGCGCGCCCAGGCCCACGCGTCGCCGAGCGTGCGCTTGGCGGCGCCCTTGATGGCGGCGTCGAGCTCGGAGGTGCCGAGGTGCCGAAGCGTCGGCTCGGCGGCGGTGGCCGCGTCGTAGAGCATGCCGCACGCCTGGGCGTGCTCGTTGGCGGTCACCTCGGTCACCTCGAAGTTCAGTCGTGTGTTCAGGTCGGGGATCAGCGACGCGGCCGGGCTCTTGGGATCCACGACCAGGCCGACGTGCTTGTGGCGTCTCGTGAGCTCGACCGCGCGGTCGACCACCCAGTGGCTGCCGGCGCGGCGGTCGACGACCTCGATGTGGCGGAGCCCGTCGGGGCGCTTGCCGGCGGCGGCGATCGTCGCCGTCGACCGGTCGGGCGGCATGTCGATGGCGAAGCACACGGGATCGACCGCGACCGATCCGCTGTCGGCCAGCGCCCGCCATGTCGCGAGCGCGATCACGCCGCCGTCGTCGCCGGTCGCCGGCCAGTCGCCGACGCCGAGACGCTCGACGGCGAACTGGCGGGGCGGGAGGGCGCCGCGCTCGTCGCCGATGTGCTCCTCGGAGATCCGGATCCCCATGCCGGGGTTGGCCATCGCCCACATCGCCGGGTCTGAGGCGATCGCCTCGGGCACCTGGCTGGGGTCGTCGCCGGGAACGGACCAGTCGGCGTACATGAGCCGCAGCGCGCCGCGCATGCCGCGTTCGCGGACGCGCGCGAGCACCACTCCGTGCTCGTGCTGCTGCTGGTCGACGGCGCTGCCGGTGTACCAGAGCTGCGGGTTGCCGGTCATCGACCGCGCCGCCATCGTGGGCACGAGCGCCGCGGTGGTCGAGACGGGGATGATCATCGCCTCGTCGAGGACGACGAGGTCGCCGGTGAGGCCGCGGCCGCCGCCGCCGGTCCGGGTCTTGAACAGGATCCGGGAGCCGTCGCGCAGCTCGATCGCCTCCGCGCCCTTGCCCGTCGGGGCCTTGAGCACCTCGCGGTCGAAGTCCGGTGTGCTCTCGATCAGCGTCAGCAGCCGGCGGAAGTGCTCGCTCGAGGTCGCCTGCTCGTGCGCCGAGTGGATGATCAGGCGCTCCTCGTCGATCGCGAACAGGCCCGTGAGCTCGCGCGCCTCGAGCGTGCCGCCCTTTCCGTTCTGGCGCGGGACGACGACGCCGACCTCGAACGCCGCCCACTTCCCGTCCTCGCGCTCACCGAGCGAGCTCGTCAGCAGGAACTGCTGCCACGGGTCGAGATCGAGGCCGGCGAGCTCGCAGATCTCGAGCGAAATCTCAGCCGTCTCCCAGCCCGCGATGTCGGGGACGAGGCAGACCCTAGGTCGCTGATGCCCTTGCACGGCGCTTGGCGCGGCGGGCGCGCAGCTCGTCGATGGGCTTCGTCTCGGCCGCGGGGGGTGCGAGCGCGCGCAGCCGCTCGAGCGCGTCGGCGAGGACGCGTCCGCAGGATGCGGCCGAACTTGCCGAGGTGTCGGGGTGGTCGATGCGCTTGGCCATCGCGATCGCGAGCGCCGCGGAGGCGGAGTCCTTGATCCCGGCCACTCGCGTCTCGAGATCGGCGAGCTCCGCCCGGACCGCCTTCGCGGTGGGCGTCGCGTGCCGCGGCGGCCGCTTGGCCGCCGGGCGCTTCGGTGGGGCCACCGCTTACCAGGCCCTCGAGTGCCGCGGCGCCGGCGCGGGCGCGGCACTGCGGCCGGCGGTGGCCCGGTTGCAGCCCTGGTGCTCGGGCCCGGTGTAGCGGGTGCGGTCGTGGTCGTCGTGGCCGAGGTCCCACGGCTCGCTGGGGCGGATCGGCCGGCCGCAGCGCGCGCAGTCGACGCGGCCAAGCGCGACTTGCGTCGCCCAGCGGCGCCGGAGCGCCTGGTGGGCGCCGCCGTAGCCGCGCGCGGCCGTCTTGGCCGGCCGCCGGCGATGTTTCTGAGCCTGGGGGGGGAGCGCTGAC